CAGCTTCTGCTTCTCTGCCAATATCTAAATACCAATTTTCATCCGCACCTGAGTTGTACTGATCTACTATAATCTTTTTTAATTCACCTATAGTTCTGAAACTTTGTTGCTCACTTCCTTCAGCTCTATAAATTTCTTTTAATCTTAAGTTTTTTTCAGTTTTTATTTGATCGAGAACATCTTGAAAATCTTTTATAGGCATATTATCTATTTCTTCACTAGTCTTATCTGCAAAGAGTTTATCAAGAAGATAACCTATCCTACTTGGTGGCATTCCATTGTTTGTCAAACGCATCTGAGAAGTATCCGCCCTAGAAAATACCGCATCTTCTTCTTCTGCATCATCTCTTAAAACATTTTTTGCTTCTTCTTTTGCCGAGTTTATAACGATATCAGGATTTTCTTCAAAGAATTTTCTTAGTTTGTTAATTACTTGTGATCTTGTTCTGTTTTCAAATAAACCATTGTTTATCATTTCCATTAATTGAACAGCGTTAGTAACACCTACTTCTTCCGCAGAAGATACTGTAGTAAAAAAGAATGCTTTAATTCTTTCAAATAAAGATTTTGGTTTTCCTGTAACTTTTACTTTATTTCCCTTTACATCAAATAATTCTTTATTCTTTGTGTAATGAGCAAATAATTCTGCTACAGATTCTTCCTCTACTAATTGCCTGTAAGTTGCGTCATAACCTGGAGCAATATCATCAAAATCAGGAAATGGCTTTTTCTTTAATTGTCTAGTGTAAGATCCTCTTTTTTCAGGAGTTCCAAAATATATATCTTTTTGTCTGTCGTAAAAACTTTGATAACCTTGAGCAACTCCCATTAATCCATAAGGATTTTGTGTCATTGTTTCAGAGTAAGTTTTTTTAGCAAAGTTTGTTAATATCTTCCATTCAGATTCCTTTATTAATCCCACAGTCATTAAATAATGTATGAACTCGTGGTTCATTGTTTTTAATCCACTATCTAAGGCTATACCATCTAAAGTTATTAATTCAGATTTTGGAGCAGCATCAACGTAATATTTTAAACTTGGATCTAATGCTTCTACTTTTTCTTGATCAACTTTCCTACCTTTACTTGGATGAGTTTTGTGTATACTTCTTATCTTGTCACTTATTTTTTTTAAGTATTGATCTTTTTTAGGATTAGAATCTGAGCTCATAGCTATTTCTATTTGATCAGGAGTTAAATCTGTTAGTTTAGCAATTCTTCTAAATTCATTTTGCAGTTCAATTTTCTTTTTATAATATAGTGTAAAAGGTAACGCTATGTACTTATAAACTCCTTGTTCAGCTTTGAAGTCTTGAGCATTATCTTTAACGCTCCTTACAAAACCAAAAGCATTTTTTTCTGTAACACTCATAGCATCAAATGATAAACCATCAGGACTAATACCCATATTATCCATTTTTATAAAGGCTTCGGAAATACCTAATTTTTTTGCTTTTGCTCTAGCTTTAATCATAAATTGTTCTTTTAATCTTGCTTGATTAATTTCAGATTTTAAAGGTGCAATTAAACCTGCCTCTACAAACTGTTGTCTTGCTATTGATAAGGAACTAGTGCCACCATCCCCACCCCAAGTTTCACCAATGATAATATTAGGTTCTACATATCCAGTTGTGTCAATCTCTTCTAAATAAGGACTAGAAGGTTTTGGTTGTTTTTTACGAGCTATCTTTTCAATTTGAGAAGTTGTTAATAAGTATTCATTGGGATTTAAAAAGTTTCTTTCTAAACCAAGCCTTGATCCATACTCTGCATTTGATTCGCTTAATTTTGCACCTTTACCAAGCATAGATATTTTAAAATCATTTTCTGTAATAATTTCATCATTAAGTTTTGTTGTGTCAATACCAGATTCTTTATCTAATCTTTTTCTTTCAAGTCTTAAAATTAAATCTTGTTTTGTTATTTCACTAGAGTCATTATTAAATTCATTTTTAATAATTCTTTTTAACTCAGCTCTAGGGAACATTCTTGCTAACTCAGCAGTGCTCAAATTAAAAAGATCTTTATTATAATTATCTAATGAAACTCTTTTTTCAGACATTGAAGTTAAAACAGGAGCTTGATAATCTTTTAAGTTTCTTCCTTCTTTAAAAAATTCATATTTACCTGATGAGTTTTTAGTAAGTCTTCCACTTTCTACAAGCCTTCCAATCATTTGATCTAAAGCATTATCACTTGTTACACCTGATATTTCTTTTATTTCTTGTTTAGAGTATTGTTTATTTTTTGTTTTAATTTTAGTTTTCTTATTAGTAGTCGCACTTAATTCTTTTTCTACTTCTTTAATGTAATTTCTATCTTGGTCTTCTAATATTTTATTTATATTCTCTGAGGAATATAAGTTAGGTCTTACATCAATCATGGGTAAAAGTTCTCGTTGAGTAGGTAATTGTATTAACCTTCTTAGAACTATTGCTTTTTGTTGATTGTTCATTTTACTAAAAGAACTCTCACCTGTTATAGCTTTTAAATAATTTGAAAAATTATCGCTAGGTTTGTTTATATTTTCTTTAATATTTTTGTCTTGTAAAATACTATTTATATCCTTTTCTTTAGTTCCTTTATCCATTAGACCATATGATTCTGCAAGTACATCAGGCTCAGAAATATTTTTTCCAACTTTAGAATTTGCTTGTATAAGAGCAATTAATTGCGTTGTATTATTCTGTGCACCTGAATCATAACTTTGATTTTTTGCATCTCTTAAAGTTTCAGATCTTGAAGATACTGCTTGTAACCTTTCTTGCAAAGATTGTGCTGAGTCAAAATCTAAACCTTCTTCTTTGTTATTTTCAGAAATGCTGTTGTAGATTATACCATTGTTTTCATCTATGACGTTGTAAGATTTTATTTCTTCTTCGCCTTTTTGTTTTGTTCTTAAATATTCTTTAGCTTCTTTTAGTTTAAAGAAGGTTGGTAATCTGTCACCTCCAAGCCTACCAATGTCTTTTTCTTGTCCTGTTCCAACCTCTACTACTTGATATTGAACACCTATTCCTGCTTGATACCCTGTGTTAATTATTTTCCACTTTTTATCTGTTGTTTCATAGTCTGTTGTAGTGTCAAAACCTGTATCTTTTTTCTTTATTCTTTTAACATCTGAATCTTCATAAAAAGTAGGAACAACTTCAGACTCACCGCTTTCAACAACATTAAATTTAGGTATAGGAACACTAGAATCAACAAACTTTTCTGACTCTTCTATGGTTTTATCTACTTCATCTTTTTTATTTGTATCCTCTATATTAACATCTTTTTTGACTCTACCTGGCACAAGAGCATTAATAGCTAAATCAGAAATAAACCCTGTAGCACCACCAACAGTTAAATTATCCCATATACTTTCAGTGTTAAATATTTTTCTATTTTCATCATACAAACCTCTAGCAACAGCATCTTGAGCTATCCCTGCTACAGTTTCTTGAATAGCTTCGTTTCTTGCTGTGGCAGTTGCTCCTGCTAATTTAGGATATAATTTACTAAATCCACTCTTTATAATTTCTTTTGAAGCATCATTGTTTGGTAGTCTTTTGAAAAGTTTTTCTATTGGATACATTTCACTTAATCCAATAAGACCACCAAATGACTCTGCAATAATTTCTGTAGCAGTATTAATTCTTTTACCTTCGTTTCTTAACTCATTTATAGAATTAGCTTGGTCTGAAACTCCTGCACCAAAAGCTATTCCTAAACCTGTTCGACCAGCATATTTATCTAACTTATCTAAAACAGCAGGAGAAAAAGCCTTTTGTGATCGTAAAGCAGTAGTGGCTAATCTAGGAGCACCAAAGGTTGCAAAACTACCTATTCCACTTCCAACTTTACTCGTAAACAAATCTCCGTACTTTTTATCCGCAGAAATTTCAGTCTTTTTTCTAAAATCATCTTGTAAACTTTGTAATCCTTGCGTAATAAAATTATCATTACCTGCATCAAAAAAAGAAGATATACCTGTTGCTGATGTTAAAGTTGTATCAACTACGCCTTTTGGTATATTTCTTAAAGCATAAGCATATCTTGCAGGATCAAGGTAACTGACATCTTTTTTTTGAGGTGAATAATTACTATAAGTTTCTGCAATTTTTCGTTTTATAGAGTTAATTTGATCACGATTAAGATCAGATGGTATTTCAATCGTTTTGCCGTCAGGTAAATTAATTATAGGCACAGCATACCTCTCTAACTCAAATTGTTTACATAGGCTTGTATTTCAGCTTGAGCATTTTCTAATGTTTCACCACCGGTAGGTGCAACAGAAGGTGTTTCAGAAATTTTTTGTGTAATACCTTGCCCTATACTTTGACCTGACATTTCAGCTTGTAACTTAAGAAGTTGTTCAAGAACATTATTGTATCTTTCACTTCCTGGCTCAGTCTCACCTAAAATTTCTAATGTTGCTTGTAAGTATTCCAACTGTCTTACTCTAGGATCAAGACCTTGCATTCCTTGTATCATAGATAAATCATCAGAAAGATTTTGTCTTTCCATATCTTGTTCATCTTTTATAATATCGTAATTACCTTGCACTATATCATTAAGGCTAGTAGCACTTGCAATATTAGAACCTAAACCCATAAGAAGTCTTTGTCTTCTATTAGATTCTCTTTCATCTGCTGTAGGATAGCCAAATTGTTCACTTGCCATTTCTAAAGGAGTCATTGGTCGTGTTGGCACTGAATTGTTTTCCTCAAGTTTTTCAGTTTCACCAGGTAACATACTAGTTATTCCAAGCCCTCCAACAGTAGCTGAAGTTTTAGGATATTTTGCTATAAGTGATTGCCCACCTTTTCTACCTTTAGTAAAAATGTTATCTTTTTTACTCTTTCTAGGATTTTTAAATTTTTTCCACGCTTGTGCTAATCCTTTTTTACTTAACTTTCCTTTATTATATAAGCCGATTGCTGCTCTTAAACCTCTAACAGTCATACCAAGTCCTGCACCAATAGGTATAAGTGAAGTTAATCCAAATGCTATTGAGGCAGGACTATCGGTGTCAATAAAAGCACCTTCAGAACCAATAACCTTACTTAGAAGACCTCCTCCTTCTTTCATTCTTTTGACTTGCCCACCTTCTGCATAACCTAAACCACCTGTACTAAATGGAATTGATCCTATAATTCCAGCTTTCATATCATTTTCATCTTCGCTTTGATCATTCATAATTGCACTTAAATAAGGATTAAAATCATACGAACCTCTTAAATTACCTTGTCTATTTACATTTACGTTAAAATTATCTCTTCCAAGGTTTAATGAATCAATTTGATCATCTCCAACATCAACATCTAAATCAACAGGAAGTCCTGAAATTGGTGCTTGTGGTATAGTTTCCTGATTACTTCTTTCATAATCAATCATATCTTTGAAGTCTTCTTCAGCTTCTATTTTATTTAATTCATCAAACTCTTCAGGAGTTATGGCTTCTTCATCACCTAAGTATGGTGTTTCTTCTTCACCTAAAAGATCCATTAAGCCACCTGGCGGTAAAGAAAACTCTTCTCCCATTTCATCACTTAATCTAACTGTTCTTCCTTCTGCCATCATTTGCATAGGTGGTTGTGGTTGCTCTAAATTTGCTATTCCCCCACTAGCTTCGACTGAGAGGTTGGGGGAGGATAAGTCGGTACTAGCAGGGGAAGCAACTGATGAAACAACGTCTTCAGCTACTGTTGATGTTGGTGACATGTTTGTAGAAGAGTTTTGTAATGCCTCTCTATTTTTAATTTCTACTAATGTTAAAGATCCATATATAGAGTTAGGATCGTCTACCATATCTATAAGTCTTTGCATTGGCATATAACTTAATTCTTCTTGTAATTGTATTATGTTTTTACCTAGCATTTTGACTCCTTGTAGCTAATGCATTTGCTATTCCTAATGCTGTTAAACCACCTCTTCGAGGAACTCTTCCTCCTCCTGCCATGCTAACTAATCCACCGCCTGATCCGAATAAAGATGCGGCTTGTAAGCCTCCACCTACTAATCCGCTAAACAATCCTGGTTGTTGAGCGTATGTGCTAACTGTTCTATTAGGTTCAGAATATGATCCTTTAAGAATATTTTCATAAAAACCAAGTGATCTTTGTGGGTATTCTTGTTGACGTAAGAAATCTTGATATCCCATATCAAGACTAGCTTGTTGTAAAGCTCTATCTTGCTCTCCCACAAGCTGTAAGTCTTTTAATCTTGCTTGAGCCATTGTTTGTTGCTGACCACCTAATTTTGAAAGTGCTATAGCTTTTCTTTCGTTAGCGGCTCTATCAAGTTCAAATCTTCTATTAGCATCTAAAAATGCATCTTGTCTTCCTGTTTTTTCAATATCAGATAATTGTCTGTTTAAATCTCTTTGTCTTTCAGATTGCATTATAGATTCTCTATAACCACCTAAACCACCTTGTGCTGATGCCTGATCTCTAATACCACGAGCTTGAATAGCTGATTGTTTTTTTGTTTCATCTTTTAAAGGATCAAGTGCTTGTTGAAAGTATGGTGACATATAAGCATCTGCAATTCCACCTGTCATAACGTCAGGAGAGCTTGCAGTTCTTTGATAGGCTTGTCTTGATGCAATAGGATCGCCAAACATAGCCATAGATGCTAAACCTTGTTGAGACATCCTTTCAGCAGGTGAAAAACCTGCTAATCTTTGTTGTGAATAAGGTAAGTAAGGTTGATTACTTTCAAACTCTGAACGACCTAAAAGAGCTTGGAACTGAGGTAATACCTCAGGAGGCATAGTTAAGTTAGTTACTTGTGTTTCTGTAGGTGCTGAAGAACCGCCACCTTTACCAAATCTTCTTCTACGATACGTCATTTGTAAACCTCTTTTCAAAAGCTACGGCTTTCCTACTCCAATCATCTTCTTTAATCCAACTCCAAAATCCTGCTCTAGCTACAGCTTCTATGCCATCACAATGACAATCTTTAGCAAAACTTTCTAAAATATCTATAGCTTCTTTTGTCCACATTTGTTGTTTTACTCCTGCGACATGATCAATGTTTAACATTTTTAATCCTGTTGGATAATGTGTTATCTGAGTTATACCACAACCCATTAACTCAGGGAATTCTTCTTTTTTGTAAACAATCCATAAGTTACTTTCTCCTGACAAACACTCTTCTAGTAAATCACGAAGAGTAATTCTTCCATCGCTTCTCTTTGCACTTTTCTTTAAATGTTTTTCAGCAAAAGCCCATACATGAAGTATATCTTCTGGCTTTACTAATGTTTTTACAATTTCGTCTTTTTCATTCATGCTGGCATCACGTTGTCTAGGTTAATAGGATCAGGTTGTTTTTCTGTATCGTGTTTTTCTGTTCTGACTCTTGATAAAAAATCATCCATAATTCTTGCACCTTCTTCGCTGTTGCCATCACCTAAGTTGCCAACAACATCAGCAGGAACAATGTATTCGCCAGGACTTACTGCAACTTGCTCTTGATCTCCAATAACTCCATTGACCTTATCATCCATTCCGCCACCTTCTCCCTGAATCATACCTTCTTGTTGAGGTAATGGAATTAACTCTGCTTTTAATTTAGCGTATGCTTCTTCTCCGAAAAGTCTTATAAATTCTTGCATAATAGATCCGTCATCTTTTAATCTTCCTAGAATAACGTAAGACATTTGTTCTAATAGTTCTCTGTCTCCTTTAGGCATTTTTTCTTGTATGACAGGGTTTGATAAAACAGTTTCTACTTGATCAGATTTTTCTATTATCTGACCATCTATTTCTACAGTGTCAGAACTTTGCATTATTTCTCCGCCTACTGCATATAGATTATCTTCCATACCACCTGTTGGTAATGGTTGTGTGTAATTTTCTAAAGTTTTAATTGAATTTAGTATTTGACCGCCACTTGCCATTCCAAGTTGTTCTTCAGTTGTAGTTTCTACTGGATTTAGTAAAGTTCCGTCATCTGCTAAAGAAGTTGCTGTGCGTAAAGGTACATAACCTTGTCCTGATGTAATCATGAATTCCACAAAAGTACCATCTGCTTGTGGAATAATTGTAAGTAAGTTACCTGTGTTAGTATCAAATCTTAAATTATTATCTGTAGTACCAGTAGTCTCATTAACAAAATCAGTGTTTACTTTAGAAAAATCAGTTAATTTATCTAGTGTAGTATCTCCTGCATAACTATCTAACTGATACATATAGTTATCTAAATAATTAGCAGGTGTTCCAAGTCTTTCTTTTGCTTCATCAGTTAAATAATCAAATATAGTATCATCAACATTTAAACGACCTGCGTCATCACCTGTTTGTACAATTAAATTTGATTTAGGATCTATTGATAGATCAGTAAATGTTGATCCTTGATCTGTAGCTAATTCTGTAGCTATTGTTGAATCTTTACCTTCTATCTCTGCTAATAAATTTTCTATTCTTGTATTAAGAGAATCTACCTCTGACTGTAAAGGATTAATTGGAGCATCACCTACAGGTGCTGATCCAAAACCAGGAGTTCCGTATCCACCGCCACCAAAAATACTGTTTAACTGTTGATCTTGATATTGATAATAAGGAGTGTTTTGCATGTAAGAACTTAAATAATCAGGTATACCTTTTTCTACATTACCTAAAAGGTATTCATTATAAGGAGTTCCACCTGCAAATAAATTAGGATCATAAGAACCTTTATAAACATTTTGACCGCCTACTCTTACTACGTTAGGTATTCCTCCAGTTCCGCCACTACCTATTTCGTATTGTTGAGAGCTGTCAGCACCACCAATAGTTGATGTTGGTTGAATATTAGAAACGTATTGATACTCAGGCATAAATCCTGGCATATAATCATAAGGAACAGGAGTTAATCCTCTACCTCTAATTTTTCCTGCCATTTCTTCGTCTGTATAATAGTCTCCTGTAGTCATATTTATTCTAGTAGGATCATAACCAAGAGAAAAATTACTTATGTCAGGCATTATAGGATCAGTAGGAGTAATATCTTCAGAAGATTGCGTTGTTACTGTACCATCTGTCGTATTACCATCTGTCGTATTACCACCTATGGTGCTAGTATTGCCTATGTAAGTTCCGTCTTTATCAAAATATTGACTAAAATCTATACCACTAAGATCTCCATAATTAAAGTATCCACCAGGATATCTTCTTTCAACTTGTCCGCCATTGGCATATGAATTTTCTATTCTTCCGCCATCATAAGCAAAGTTATCAAATTTATTATATTGATTATTACCGCCTACGCTAAATGGTGATTGTGTTCCACCTGGTGTGTTTCTAGATGTGTATACTGATCCACCCATACCTGGTGCACTTGGTGTATAGTTATCTAGTATTTCATTTTTTTTGTCTATTCTTGCTTGTGATGCCATTGCATTACTTTTTTCAAAATCATCTATATCTTGCTTTACAGCAAGACCACCTGCACCTGAAGCAAAAGGAACTATATTTTTCATATCTGTTGCGGCAGTAGCAAAATTTCCAAGATCAAAATTTTGAAATGGTGATTGACGTGCCACATCTGCTGCAGATGTAATATTATTATTAAAGAATTGTGTAGGATTTTGCCCTGCAACATTTTGAGCTAAAAATTCAGGACTATACTTGCCAAGTTCAGTAATAGTTTTAGCACCCTCTGTACCGCCTGAAAGTATACTTGTTAAATCTCCAGTAGAGGCATCAAGACCTAATCTAGTGGCTTCTTCTCCTGCTCCTGTTAAAGCTGCGGCATCACCAAACATATTAGCACCTGCAAATGTCATAAGTCCAGTCATCATACCTTCTTCTATACTACCTGATTCTAAAGTTGATGCTGTACCTGCACCTAAACCAGCAAGACCTGCTGTTCCTAAAGTAGCTCCAAGGGCAGTGCCTCCAAATAACATGGGAGCTAAAGCTCCTCCAATTATAGGTGCTAAAGCAGGTAAAAATGCTTCAGGATACCCTGTATCAGGGTTTACTGTTAATGGTGCTACATTAGAAAGAGCTTGAACTTCAGAAGGATTAACATGCATAAGTGTTGTATCACCATAACGACCTCTACTTGCTACTTGATCTGCTATTCCTTTGTAAGGTAATTTGTTATTCATTATGTTGTCTCTACTCCAAATAAATTAAAACTTAATGTTCCATTTGTTGCATATACCTCAATAACATCAGATTCACTTAATGTGATGCCGATGACTGCGGCTAATGTATCTTGTGCACTTACACTTTTGTTATAATATATAAATTGTTTGCTGTCGTCACCAGCATTCTTTACTTTTATTCTAACTCTGAATGTATCTGCTGTACTTCCATGTTGATTACAAACTACTAAAGAACTTATTGTTGTTTGTGCAGGATACTTTGTATCAACTCCTGTACCTTCTCTTCTAGGAACTGTATACAGCATTGTAGCTGTTGCTGAAGAAGGTTTTAATTGTGCCAATACTTTAAATGTATCTGCCATTTAAGCTGTCCATTTTGGTGCACCAAGCAGTAGAAGTTGCATTCTTCTCACACTTTTGGCACTTGTTGTTGTATTTACTTTTTCTACTTCATCTACTTTTGTACTTATTTCATTTATAAAATTAGTAATTTGTTCACGAAATAAATTTTCATCTATAGAATTATATTCTTTTTGTGCAGGTCTTAAAGGTTGTCTAGCCATTATCTTCTCCCATCAGGATAAACATTCATTCTTATACCAAATAATCTAAAACTAGAGTCTTGATCTACATGCTTATATTTTAAAATAGTGGCTCTGCCTCTAGCCCTTAAATCAGTTTTTGTAGTAGATGAGGTAACAGTATTACTAGATGATAAAGCAGGTGATTCGGATGGATAATTTCTAATATATACTTCGTTATTTAAAGTTGAGATATTACCTGTTAATTCTACGTCATTTATTACAGATGATACTGCAACAAAGTCTTGTCCATCTCCTATAGATATGTCACCACTTTCTAAATGAGATGTAAAAGCATTTCCTGTAGCATCCGCAGATAAACTATTAGACCTATCGCCATCATCTTGCCTTACTAAGAAACTATTGATACTGTTAGATTGTTGCCCTAATAACATATAATCTTCTTCGTATGCTGTAGCACCTGCTGAACGCCACATATTATTAAGAGTCCATGTATTTTCTACATAGTTGTAAATTACACACCTTGTTGGATCACTAGAATTTGCTGAAGAAACAAGGTCTGAATTTGCTGTTCCACTGCCTGCATATAAAGTATTCATTTCATTACTAGGATAAAACCACCATACTTCATTGTATCTAGGATTAGCTACAGCGAAGACTTTTTGTTGTTCACTAATATCTAAGTCATCAAAGATATAATCTTCTACAGGGCAAGATATGGGCTCTATAGCACCTGAATATTTATAAAATCCTCTTTCTCCCATAAAGTATGTGTTAGCACCTGCATTAGCACAAGCCTTTGGAGATATCATAGTTATTCCATCTTGAACTTCGTCAAATGAAAAAACTAAATCGCCACCAATAAATTTCATAGAATAAAGAGATGTATCAGTCCATATCAGTATTTCTTGTCTTGCTGATAAAGCACCTATTATTTCTGAACCACTACTTAAATCAACACCACCTGCTGAGTTAGTAGCACGAGGTGTCCAATCCATAGCATTCTGTGTTGCTGACCATCTAATATGCATAGGGTTAATTGTATCTTGTAAATAAGGATTACATCCAAAAGATATACAATGACCATCTTGATCACTAGTCATAACTTGCGAAGAAAAAAAAGGAGCATTAGATTCATATTGTTTTATTGCATCGCCTGAATTATGTGCCTTTGCAATAGTGTTATTTTTACCTCTTACACATCCTGTAAGTTGAGTCGCTGTAGAATTAGCATAATAAATAACTTCATCGCCAACGATAACATATCCATTATCTTGATAAAAACCTGCTGTTGATACAACAGTAATTGTCGTAGCTGTACGAGTTAAAGCACCATTCAATGTAGTAGAGGCAATATCTAAAGAAGAAATAGGAGGTGTTGTCTGTGATTGCGTTGAAATTAATCTTGCTCTTTGACTTGTTCCTGCTGATTTATCCCAATAGTAAATAGGACCTCCTCTAGGATTCATAAGAAGATCGTCACCAAAATTATCTTCTGACCATAATCTTAGTTGATTTTTATAATCAAGAGAACCAACACTACCCCATGCAACATTTTCTATTGTACCTCCCCAATCACTTGCACCCCATCCTGTACCCTGAACAAAACTGTTAGAACCAACAGCTAAATAAGCACTTACGGATACACTAGCTCCTCCACCACTTGTACTAGCATTAGCTGTAGAACTTGATAATGTAAATGTTGTTGTAGTAGGAACTGACAAAACCTCTCTAGTATCGTATGTGTCAGAAGCAACAGCATTATATGTTGTTAAATCTATACTTCCTATAGTTCCTGTCAAACCTGATATTCTTACTAAATCACCTGATTTTAATCCATGTGGATCAGTGCAAGTAAATGTTATAAATTGATTTCCTGATACACAAGCCACAGGATTGTTTCCTAAAACAAGTGCTGTTACAGGAGTTATATCTGAAGGTAAAGTTCCTTCTATTATATTATAGTTTGATCTAGTTCCTACACCTGTATACCTTGTATTGTTACTAGCTCTATAAAGAAATATAGACCTGATATTATTAGTTGAAGCAGGATCTGTTGAAGGAGATGAAGATGTTGTTGGAAGACTTACCCAAGAAGTCCACCCTCCTAGTTTTTGCGGAACTCCATTAAAGAATCTAATAAGGTTAGCATCATACCATTGACCTTTAGCAGTGTACTGACTACCTACTTTATTTAATCCTGCTGGCGGTGTTAAGTCTTGATAAGGCATTATTTACCTATCCTTTTCATTGCACGATTCCCAAACCAAAATGCAATCACGCAAGAAAAGAGCCCTTGCGTTTCAACATCCCATGCATTAACAACTCCTCTTAAAGGATTATCACCATTCTGTACGGATATAACAACTTCTGTAATTTTAACAAAAGCAAACAAACCAAATAACAAGTAAGTGATTACAGGTCTTACAGAAGCCTGTAGTGAAGAAATAAAATTAGATTTATTGCTTTTACTTAATTGTTGATCGTGTTGATAAATAGATTTTGATTCTTCTATATCTGCTTGGGCATCTAACTCTTTAATTTTATACTTGGACATTTGCTCTGCATACTTAGCTTTAGCTTCGAGCATTAATAAGTCTTGTTTAAATTTAGCTTTCTTCTCGAAGAACCCTAATACTGAAGGCATAAAAGAAGTGCCGAATCCAAGTAAAGAGCCCAGCAATGATATCATAATTAGTCCTCAATTTTAAAAGTAAGATAAATGGTGTACCCTACTAAGCCTAAGGATATCAAAAGAAAGATAACGCTATCTATTGAGAATGCTATTAATAAAGAGATATAAGAAACTATTCCTATAAATATTGGTGATTTCAAACCTTCTACTAATGTATTAAAGTTTGATTTTATTGATCCTATTATTTTATTTAAAATATCCATTTTCTTCTCCTATATTACTAAACTTGTTACAACAACTATTGTTCCACTAATAACTGAAAACAAAGTTGCTATGATAAAATACTCTAATCTTTTTACTCTGTGCAATGTTTCTTCTGATGTTTTTTCACAAGCTGTTACATGATCTATTAACTGTTGTTCCATTACCGCCAACTTTTTATCCACTTCTGCAACAGTTGTTTTTGCCATTTAAAAATCCTATTAATATGTGTTTGCCATTACACAGTAATGACCTGATGAAACATTAGATGGTGTTGTAAATTTTAAACCACCAAATTGTGACCATGGAGAACTGTTAGCTGCACCCATAGTAAAATTAACTATTTTTGAATTATCTATATTTTGTCCTGATCTAGAGATTAATTTTCCTTCTCCATAATAAGGATTTCCTGCTCCTGATTGATAAGATGTATCTCTCCAAAGATTAATATCCCACCATATATCTATTTGATTATTGCTTCCTGGTGCACACAAAGGTAAAGTCCATGAAGTAGCTAGTGCATTCGCAGTAATAGAAGCATCGTTTGTAAAACTACTAAATGTATTAGAAACATCTATTTGATAACCTGAAGAATAAAAACTTCCTACTCCTGTAGCACCACCAGTTGTTATAGGTTGTATATTAATATTTCCTGATGCATTAGCTGTTATTTGCATAGAACCTTTAAAATTATAAGTTGAGTATGTTGTTGTTGCATAAAAATTATTAATTGTAGTTCCTGTTGTAACAGCTCCGCCTGCTACTTTTCTATAAATAGAATTATCTAAGCCAACAACTACGTTTCCTGAAGTAGGACTAGCGGTAATTTGATTTGATGCTCCTGTAACTTGAACAACACCTGGCGAAGCTGATTCAGATTGTTTCATTACACCTGAACCTGTTGAATATAAAAGAGCGTCTTTACCTGAAGCTATAGTAATTCCTACATCACCATTAGACATTTTTATTATAAGGCTTTTAGCTGTTGAATTTTTTATTAACCACATTTTTTTAATTGTAGATGGTTGTAAGACTATATTTCTGATAGCTGTAAGAACACCTCCTGTATCAGTAAATTCTAAAATTTGTTCACGACCACTTGGCGAACCTGAAGAACCTGTAGTAGCATTTCCTACTGTTATTGTTATATTTGCATCAGATGTAAAATTTTTAAAATTATATTGAAATGTTTCATCAACAATATCTAAATTAGTATTAGTGCTTGTACCCCATGTGCCTGCCTCATCACCTTGAGTTATTAATTTTAGCCCTATATTACTGAATGTAGCCATTTATTTCTCCAATTAAATATTCCTCAAAGAATATTTATGCTGCTATTTCAACCCAATTTGGGTTTTGATTTGTATCAATTTCACTCCAAACTAACACATTTGTTGTAGTTAATGAAGCAGAAACTCCTGTGACTGTTGCAACTGCACTTAAAGATATGCTTACAGTTCCTATAGCACCTGTTGCTTGAACTCCTGTAGTTAAAGCATTAATAGAAATAGATGGTATTGCATTTCCAACTGCACCTGTAGATTTAATCTCAACATTTGCTTCTATGCTAACAGCGAATCCCATTCCACTATGAATATTACATTTTACATACAAGGTTGATGGAGTGTTATCACTTATAACAATTTGAGTATAAGCTCCTGTCTGACCTGGCGTTCCTACTACTGTAACTCCGTCAGTATAATTTGAACCATCTTGTGTCGTACTAAATCTTAATGGATGACCTGCATTACTTGAGTCTGCTTGATCAAATATGTAGGTAAATCCTGAATGCAATGCAGTAGGCATTATTTGTTGGAAATCATTTACAAAGTATTTATTACCGCTACCAGTGCTTTGTACTGTAATTGTAAAGGTTTCATTGCCACGAGCTTTAGCATAAACAAAACCTGCCACGCCAATAACTTGACCTAAAACTCCTGTCGCTTGAACGCCTGTAGGTATAACTAATTCAGAAGATGTAACACCTGCATTGCCAATAGCACCTGTAGCTTGAACACCTGTAACTGCTTCCTCAACATTATTAATTACGCTAGATTGTGCGTATGATGCTTCAGAATATGTTGTGAAACCAAGTGCCATTTAATCTATATTTCTCCTAATACAGATAATTTACACTACTCTACAGTATATTGTCCATTCTCTGATTCAATTAATTTTTTAATTTGTGTTCCCAATTCTTTAGAATCAACAGATTGTAATGCATCTATAAAATTACCTTCTTTACCTATTATAGTAAAGTCTACTTGATATTTATGTTCTATTTTTTGAGAGTGAACATCGTTCATTCTTTCATCTACATTTTCAGTCATATTAGTCTTCTAAGGGATTTTTAGGAAATACTATATTTGTAGGATCACTATCTGTAGATGGTAAATCTCTTAACTGTTTTCTGTAGTTTGTGATATCAGCTTTTAATTCATCACTTAAAGCACTATCAGGAAGGACTGCCCAATCTGTTTCAGATAATTTTTGATTTCTTTCCATTCTAATCATTTGAAATGCTTCTTTATCCCAATTAGCAAGCATATCTCTAACGCTTTGTTTTTGTTCTTCCCATTCAACATCACTAATTTCTATATCTATTCTTTGACCATAAGTTTCTGAAGATTCATCAGAATCCCTAACATTTCTTAAAGGTCTTACAGTCCATATGTTATAGTCTTCTTCTGTAGGTCTTACTAGTTCTGACATTTTTTTTAACTCCTAATTTTTAAAACTTATACTATTTAATTGTAAGAATCAACAATAAATTGAGGTGTTTCAGGTAACTCAACAAATGCTATTTCTTCTTGTGTTTGATTTTTTATATTATCAAATATATCTCTTAACTCTTCTCTATAAGCAATAGCTTCTTCTTTCTGTTCTTCTGTAATTCTAACATCAGAAACAGCAGTCCAATCTGATCTTTTTAAAAGATCAACTACCAATACAGAAAAATTATCTCTAAAACTTTTTAGTGATTCTTCTTTTCTTTTATCTTCAGCTTCTTGAGTAATGTTTACTTCAATTTCACCTTGATCGTTAGTCCAAATTTTTTCAATAGGCATTTTAAGATGTTCCTAATTGTGGTTGAGAATACTTAAATATTTTACAAGCTGCATAATTACCAAATCCATTTCCATTACTAAAAGATAATTTAAAACCATCTATTCCTACAGAACTTGAATAATAGCTTGTCCAATTATTTCCTGTTTTACTTGCTTGTAAAACACCAGAACCAATATATTTACCAGCTACTCTATAGTTATATCCATGACTTGGATGATAATAACCTGATGCTTTAGTATAATCCCAAGTTAACATTGCAGGTGCATCAGTTCCTCCTCCATCAGGAATAAACACATCAATCCATCCCCAAGCACCTAGACCAGGCAAAGGAGTTCCAAAAGCTGAATAATTACTAGTGTTATCTGCTTTACTTGTCCAACTAGTAAAATAACCACCTAACTCAAATTGAGAAGAATTTCTTTGTCCACTATCAGTAGTGCCATAAGCATCTAATTGATAAAATCTATAATTACAAGCAGAACCTATTTGGTCTTGATTTACAACACTACCGCCTTTTGTAAAATGAAAATATAAAGATGTACTTCCTGTATTATAAATAGGAGCTAAACCATTTATATAAATTCTATAATTATTTCCTCTCGTAAATACATTATTAAATTGTATATTAGAACCTACTCCTGTTCCTTGAAATTTAGTTCCATTAGCAACTTCTTCAAATCCATTTGCAGAACTTACGCCACCCCATGATAAAGTTCCACTTCCGTTTGTTTTTAAAAAATCATCAGCAGTACCATCGGCAGGCGGCCAGGTATATGTTGTATTTCTTGATTTAATTTTAACGTCTTTTGTAGCGGCAGAAGATAAAGTTAAATCGTTATCATCAGATTTTATTTCATTAGTCATTAATTAACCACATCATTTTTAAACCAAGCCCACAAAGTAACAACTCCATCTTGAAAGTTATAAGAACTATTACCATTTTGTATTTTAAATCCCATGGTATGTTGATCTGTTGAGTTATGAAAAGGGTATGAAAAATTTGATCCGTTGTTTGTGTAATTACTATTGTTATGTGAAATATTAGTATATCTAGCACATTCAGAACCAGTTCTACTAGCACTTACTCCTGCATTAAAATCATGCGACCAAGAAGGTGTAGAATATGCATTCCAAAAATCTACTGTTCCTGTAACACCTATATTAGAGGCTTGTCCTTGAGCTAAGGTTTGTTTTACACTAGCGCTATCTCCTGAGTTTATAGCTTGACTACCAGAGCTTCCAACTCCTACATTAATACCTGAAGAACTAGGAGTTAAAACTCCATCATTAGCAAGGAAACCACCATTACTTTGATAACTACCAAAATTATTACGCATTCCACCTGAATAATATCTTGGATTATTTGTTGTATTTCTTGAAGTAGCAGTTCCTGCTTGATTAAAAAAATCATAGTAGCATTCATAAGTTTGAGTAGCTGAATTATCAGATAAACCATAAAAATTTAATCTTAAAGCTAAAACATTACTAGATGTACTAGTATATGAAGTGGGAACTGTTAAGGTAAAATTAGAAGCAGGTGTATCTGTTAAAGGACAATATTTATCACAAAATCTCCATCCTGTTTCTGTTGAATTAGCAGGGTTTGTTAGAGGACCACCTGCTTCTGAAGCAAATGTGGTTGTACCAGTGCTACTATCTGTTTGAAGTAACTGATTGGCAGTTCCATCTGCATTTGGCATTGTGTATGTTACTGAGCTTCCGTCAGCACTTTTAAAAGCATTGTCAAGAGTTCTAAAACCTAAATTAGTTGAACCATCTGTTTTTAAAAATTGTCCTGCTGTTCCATCTGTCGATGGTAATTGAAAACTTGTTGTACTGTTTTGAGATTGTACTTTTTTTACTACTATTTTTCCCATTAGCTAACTACTCCATTTTTAAATACTGCGTATAATTCAATCATACCATCTACATAGGTTCTACCTGCACTGTTAGAAAAATTAAATCCCATAGGATTATTTCCATCTGTCCAATTTCTATCGTAATATCTTGTTGATTGTTTAAGATTCATAGAAGGATAATCAGTTCCTGAACCAGGTATTCTATTTTGATACCTTAAATCACTAGTAACTAAACCATGACGTTTGCCATTATATATATCTATTTGTCCAATCATTCCTTCAGATCCTGAATTATTATATACATCTGATGAATTATTAGCTGTAGCACTTTCAAAAGCAGGTGTATCTAAAAGGTTATAAGCATTTGGATAATACGCTGTTTGATTCCCTGTTAGTTCCATACCAGGACTTGGATTAGTACTCCAATTACCTTGAGATTGACTATTATATCTAGACCACCAACCACAAGTATAATGACTACTACCATTTTGATAATTCATTACAGTGCCGGCTTGATTAGTAGGTTTAATTCTAAGTGCAGTGTAAGCATCACCACCAGCACTACCTCTTTGAAATCTGAGACCACGAATAATTAATCTGTAAGCCATTACATTTTCCATATTAGTAGTATACTGAGTTGGAACTGTTAAGGTAACTTGGTTAGGTGATCCATCAGTATACCTTTCGTATCTGTCACAAAGTCTCCATCCTTGTTGAGCACCATCTTTAGTTGTAAAAGGTGTAGGTGGAGAAAGATAACTAATATTGCTAGATGCACCATCTGTTGTAAAAATTTTACCTGCTGTATAAGTGTTAGGAAATTTTATTAAAGTACCATTACCATGCATAGGTTGGACACCACTCGCCCATCCTAAAGTTCCACTTCCGTCTGTAACTGTTGCTATTTGATTTGCACTTCCGTCTGCTGTCCACCATGTTAGTGCAGGTGCAGAACCACCTGTACTATGTTGTAATTGATTTACTACTACTTTTGACATTAAACAACTCCATCTTTAAATATAGCGTATAGTTGAATTACACCTTGTCTCCAATTACCACCATTAGTATAAATTCTTACTCCCATCATACCGCCATCCATATTTTCCATATCTCCGTTAGTAGTTGAACTTGTATAGGCATTAGATGATTTTTGTGGAGCAGGAAATTTATGATATTCCATATTGGATGTACTAGAACCATAAGCTCCTCCTGACCATCCATTCATAGATAAATTTCTTAGCATTGGATATATATCAAATTCACCATTTTGTCCGACAGCATACTGTCCACTACTACCAGTTTCTAATCTGTTATCTTGCTGATTATCACCATAAGTATTGTAAGAAGTTGGAACAGAACAAAAGCCATTAGTATTACTAGTAGGTTCTTGATTTAAAAGACCATTAACTCCGTAATTAGGATGAGCACCATAAGAGTAATAATTCCACCTGTAATTTCCACCAAATCCACTAGAATTAAGAGCGGTGCTACCATCTTGCTTAAGAGGTATAAAATATATCTTACCACTTGAACTTGCTCTTATGCCATGAAATGTAAGTCTAAAAGACACAATATCAGTATAATTTGTTGTGTAAGTGCTAGGAACAATTAAATCTACAGTATTTGAATTGTTTGCAGCCATTGCATCTCCTGTACTGCCCACTAAAACCATTCCATCTTGACTACCAACTGACATTGGGTTTGATGCTGTAGAATTAGCGTAAGATAATTGACCACTACCATTTGTCTTTATAACTTGATTAGCACTGCCAGGTGCTGTAGGCATTGTATATGTTACTGTTTGACCACTATTTTTTACAGTGCTAATACCATTAACAAAACTAAGATTACCACTTCCATCTGTTTTCATTACTTGATTAGCTGTGCCTCCACTTTGTGGTAAAGTGAATGCAGTTCCACCACTGTATTGAATTTGATTTACCACTAATTTAGACATTAAATTCTCCTAAGTACTTAAAGTTATTGTTTCACCCAAACTTAATGTTGCATGTTGAGTTGCGTCTATTACTTCTAAACTTGTTGGAACTTGAACAGTTCCTGTAATGTTTAGTTCTCCTAAAGAAACTGATGCACCACTAAGTGTTGCTGATGTTTGAAAAGGACATATTTCATTTGAATAAGCTGTATCTGTGATATAATAAACAGCTCCATCAAAAACTGTTACTTCTCCACTACCGCCTATTTCTGTTCCATTTTTTCCTAAAAATACTGCACCTAAAATAAACCCACCTGTTGTTTCAGGTATAATTTTTTGATTTCCTTGGATGTTTCCTGAAGCTGAAGCAATATCAACAGCAGATAAAACACCTGCTCTTTCAGCAGGCAATGTTACAAAAGCATCTTTTTCACCTGAACCAAAATTTACTAAATTATCTGAATTAGAAGATGAAAAAACAAAATCTCTACTTAAAGTAGTTCCACTTGCTGTATAAGTTCCTATTCCTATTTCATATGTATTATTATTTGAATCTACAATAGCGTATTGAGTTCTTCCACCATCTCCTACAACAGCAAAACTTTGAAATCCATCTTTAGCACCTGCAAGATTAATAGTACCTGTACCTGTTGTAGTAGTGGTTTCTTTTACTCTATCTGCTATTTCAAGACTAAAGTGAGGCATCTATGCAAGCCTTATTATAGCATTCGTTGCATCAGCAGTTGGGAATTGAACTGTAAAGTCACCACTTGTAGATGTTTTATCAGCACCAAAATCTAAAATAGCAACAGAAGCATTTGAATTAGATGTATTATAAATCATAGCTCCTCTTGCAGTAATAGAGCTTGCTGACCAAGTAACATCACTAAAGTCACAAAAAGCTGTAGTTCCTGAAGTTGTTGGAGTTGCATTTGTTAGAGGTTTTCCACCTGATGCATAATTAGTTCCAGTAGCTTCATTAGACGTTGTAAAGACAGTGCTACTTGCGTCTAGATTTGCTGAACTTGTGTATAAAGCGATGTTGAAAGTGTTACCGCCTGCACCAGAAGTTTTAAAATTATGACCTGCTTCTAATAATTGTCTTTTAAAGCTAGTTGTCATTGCTTGCGTTATCGCCATTATAATCTCCTAATTATATCTGAGCCACATTTGTGACCTTCTTTTTCTAATGTGTATATTAATGTACTTCTATCTGATTGAACAGCTTTTTTCATATAATCTAATACAACAGTATAAATATTATTTTTAAACTCTTTTGCTTGTTGTTGCAAGACAGGATCAATATTATCTGAATATTGTATAATTCTATTGGTTGCTTGTTCTGCCCAATACTCTGCTGAGTGTCCTGAATTTTCAGTTGTTGAAACAATTACACTACCTAGAGATAATCCTATATTTTCTGATATTGACATTAATTAGTCTCCTCTAACTTTGATTTTATTATTTTTAATTCTTCTTCTAGCATAGCTATTTTTATGTCTTGAATAGCATCATCAGGTAAAGCTCCCATCTGCCCACGCGGCCAGAGTATCCTAAATTCTGAATTAAGTTCTATGTCTTTTGATATTAAAATAACATCGTTTTCTAAATTGTTAATTCTTGATTCAATACCAAAGTATAACCATACACTTACAGCTACAACACCAATCATACTAATTAAATTTCTTATTGGAATTTGTACTTTACTAGATTCTGAAACTGAAAAATCATTCATTGAACTACTTGTCTTGGTTGACCAAATCTATAACTGTCTTGCATATCCTTGCCTGCCGATTCGTTTCTTAATCTAGCAAGAGCTTCTTGATATTGTTTTTCGTACTCTACTTGCATTTCAGGTTGACCTTTTAAAAATAAATTTGCCTGAACTAAAGAACCATAGAGCAAACACTCAGGTGCATTTGTTCCTAACCATGTTTGTCCACTTGAAACTGCTGTAATAGATGGTGGATTATAAAAATAATGCAACTCGGTGGTATAACCATTTGTAGGTGTAGGAGCTAACATAAATGTATCATCATCAAATAATGCGTAATATTTAGGCTCTCCTTCGGTAGTAGCATTAGGATATGCCTCTCTTAAAAAAGCTACTTCTTTTAATAATAAAAAAGATTGCTTACTATTGCTAGTAACAGATAAAGAGAATGGTGATAAAAAATCAGAAGGAGTAGAAAGATACTGTGTACCTGCTGACATTTGACCTTCTACATTTTTTCTAAAATTAGGTAACTGACAAGTTCTAAGTATTCTGTCTTCTGCACTTGTTATAAAGTTATTTATATTATTATTAAATGTGGTTTCATCTGTATTAGAATAATCTTTAATTGCTTGTGTTAATGTTGTGTAAGTGTATGACATAATTTAACTCGTTACTATTGTTACAGAACCAACTGCTGTATTCATTAATAAATTTCCTGATCCTCCACCATCACCATTACCAACAGGATCAAAAGCAAAAAGTCTTCTACTTTGATCTAAATTTTGATCAGGTCTTGCATAGGGCAGTGCTTGTGCATCTTGGAAAGTATATCTTCCTTGAAAGTTTTGAGCCGCATCTTTATCCCAAACATCTTTTCCCACTAAAAAACCTGTTGGGTTTCCACCAACAAACTCTCTTCTCAAGTCTTTTAAATCGTACCTAAATCCTGTTCTGTCACAAAATCCAAAAGCATATTTTCCATTAGCGTACTTAACCATTTACTGACCATAACTATAACTGTAAGGAACAAATTGAACAGTTGCTTTAACTCTATCTTCTTCAGAAGCCAATCTAAATTGTTCTTCATAATATTCTTTTAAAAGTACAACTCTTTCTTTTGACTCAGGTCTTTTAATTGCAATGTGCAGTGCTAATCCTGCAACTAAAGCAGGAAGAAAACGAACAGGAACATCAGCATCTAAACTTGCTACATCTCCCATATCTTGAATTCTTCTTAAATAATAATAAACTAATTTATAAGGTTGTGCTGAATCAGGAACTGGCCAGAGATTAACCTCAGGTCTTTCTCTTTGTCTGTTAATCCATACTTGTATAGGTCTTCCTGTAGTTAATTTATTTGGAATACCTGAGTAGGTAGAATTACTAATTCTTGTTAAAGGTATATCTGATTGACCTGTTGTACTGCCTTCGTCTGTTCTAATAAACTGTTCTATTAATGCTACAGCATCTGTTTCTATATTGTACTTAGCAGTTCCTGCAACAATAGTAATCTCACCTTTCTGTACTGTCCAAAGGTTAATTCCTCTATTTTGCCATTCCAAACAAAGTAAATTTAAAGATCGTCTAGCAGTTCTAAGATCGTAACCTGTACGCATCTCTAATCCTGCTCTCTCAAATGCTTCTTCGCAAATCTCCCCTATATCTAAATTGAATGTCGAAGTTCCTGAAGTTGTCATTTAATACCTATTTAATTTATGTTACTTATCCTTTTTATCAGAATATTTGTTTAAAAGAAACATAAGAAATTCTTTTCCATATTCTATATCAGAAAAACAATGTGTAAAGCTAGTACCTTCGGCAAAAGGATCTATTACTTGCATAATAGCTTGACCATTTCTTTGTTCATCTAATCCAAGATTTCTTGCATAATCATCAAAAAATTTATAACCACGAGCACGAGCTAACCAATGAATTTTTCCATCATATAACTCATGTTGTGCTAACGCCCAATTATGTTTATGTCCTGATATGTATAAGTCAGCATCACTTTGCCATTTAGCTTTCTTCATCTGAGCGTGAAGCGGATTCCATTGTGAATGTCCTGGCATATCATGAGCCGTATAAATTTTACATTGCCTTCCATTAGGAAACTCAAGACATATTCTTGCATCCCAAGGCTCATATATTGTATGTTCTGATTTCATATATGTAATAGGATCACCTGCTCCTGACCAGAGATCGTGATTACCCCCTACTAATAAAAGAAAGTCTCCTGCTTTTACAAGCCATTCCACGAGCTTCCAACTAGTTTCAGCAGACGTGTCCTGATTGGCGTAGAGCCTTCCGAGACGACCTACCCAATTATTTTGTAAATCACCCAAAGAACATCCCTTTATATTAGGATGAGAGTTTATTATATCTAGGTCTCTTCTAAGAGTTACCCAATCACATCCGTTATCATCAATATGAGGATCGCCTAACCAAACTAATCCTATAGGCTCATCCTTTTGAATTTTAATTTTGTGCCATTTGGTTTTTTCTTTTTTATTTTTAGCTCTAGTAAATCTTTTTGTAAGATGTTCTATGTATTCTTCTATATCATCTTCTGCATCAGGATTAATACTTTCAAATCTTGGAGAGAAGACATCTTCTGAATTAGGTATTTTATGTTTAAAATCTTTATTCCAAAATTCATCTTCAGTAATATCCCATCTTTCTCTAGCCATAGTGCAATGAGAACGAAAGGTAGTTAAAGCCATACCTAAATCAATAGCTGCTTGCTTTTGTGTTCCTGATATAATGAATTGATCTAAAGCATTAATTAATACTTGGTCTTTGACTGCGTGGTTTCCCATAAGTCCTCCCTAATAAATTATTAATTCCACTTATTTCCTGCCGAAGGTTTAGTAGATGGTTTTTTAACTGCACCACCATCTGCCATTCCTTGTCTTAGTAAAGAAGCATGTATACCTCTAAGATATTTACCTTTAGAAGTATTTTTCATAAAAGAAGGATCATTAGCTATTTCAGAAGATGATCTTCCTCTAGCATTTCTTCTTCCTTTAGAGTTACTCATTTGAGTTTTCATTTTATTTTTATAATCAAACTTTTTAGGTTTAGTATCTTTCTTAACTTCTTTTTTAACTTCTTTCTTAACTTCTTTTTTAACTTCTTTCTTAACTTCTTTTTTATTATCTTTTTTATTATCTTTTTTATTATCTTTTAAATTTTTCTTAGCTTGAACTATATCTTTATTACCAACTAGATCTTCACTATTTCTATTTTCTTTTTTTCTTTTTTTTGTTCTTTCTTTAGATATTTTTTTTGCTTCTTTTAATATTTCTTCATCAGAAAATTCACTTTTCTTAAATGGCTTTATTTTATTTCCTCTAAGGGCATCAAGACTAAATGCACCTAAAATACTTTTTCCAAGACCTTTAAGTTTTTCTCTATTTTTTTTATTTCTTTCTTTTACTTTTTCACTAACAAAACTTTTTCTTTCTGCCATAATAATTATCCGTAAAACTTTTTGAATGAAATAATAATAGTATAGGTGTCATTGCCTGCCGCACCAACTGTAGTGAAGAGAACGTCACCATTAGTGCCTGTTGTCTCTGAGTCTCTTAGTGAAGTAAACTCTTTGAAACATATTTCATCAGACCAATCTTCTTTAAGTTCAATAGCTAATTCATTAGCATTTGCCTTAAAAAGAATTTTAACACCCATACCTATATTAGAGTACCATATTTTTTCGATACCAACTCTAGTGCATGCTTGACCTAGTTGATTAGCTTCTAGGGTTAAACCTGTTCCACCACCATTTAAATCTATTTTAACTGCGTTAGTTTCAGCAGTAGCGTCAGGATTAGTAAAAACGCATACCGCTCTATTACTACCATCTTGTATTTTCCTTAATGTTGCAGCCATTTACTTCTCCTTTTTAACGGATTTTGTAGCTTGAACAAAACCAACTCTAGCATATTTATCTGCTGTTTTTTTAGGTTTAGCTTTAATTTTCTTTTCGTCTGCCATTTAGACCTCCTTAGTTATTAAGAAAGGTTATTGTTTTGGACATAAAGAACAGTAACTGTAGCAACACCTGTTGTTCCGTCACCATTAGCACCTGTAAAGTCAGCAAGAACTTCTAAATCAGTTGTTCCTACATTGGTAGCTTCTGTGTCTAAAGTTCCGTGTGTTGTTGCGACTGCTTTAGTGTTAATACCATCTAAGAAAGCATCTGCGTCTGCTGAAGTTCCTACATCAATAGTAGCTGCTCCACCATCGTTACCAGCAGTTGTTACGTTTAAAATAACATCTACAATTTGTGAGTTTGCAGGAACAACTGCAACTCTTTGATTAAGATGACTTGCACCTGTGATGTCTACTAATTTTGATTGTGCCATTGTAACAAAACCTACGTTAGTAACGTCTGTTCCTACTACAGTGCCTGTTGTGTCGTTAATAGTTCCTGCTTTGATAGGACCTGAAAATGTTGTTTTACCCATGATATAATCTCCTTGTCGTTGGGTTGTCTAACCGAGGTTAGTCAAGTGATTCATTTAAGTTTAAATAATACACAAAAAAAAGAGGAGAAGCAAGTGCTTCTCCTCTAAAATAAATATTCCTTAAGGAATACTTAGTTTTAATAGTCTAAAACCTATGAAGAACCAGGGCTTCCATAGATACCTAGAGGATCAGATACGCCATAGCTATATCTTTCTCTAGCACGATATCTCACATTACCTGTGTCGAAATCGCCATCCATTCCTGTTTCTAATGGTGTTCTAACAAAATGTTTCATACCATTTGGTATGTCTGTTAGTAGATAGAATGCATTTGTGTCAGTTAAATAGTGATTAACTGAATAACCATCAGGAATTACTCCTAATGATTTAATTGCATTGATATCATTATCAGCAGTGTTAGGTCTTAAATCAGTAGCTAGAATCCTTTGAGCTACGAACATTAGATTCGGTGGTACAATAAGTTTTCTTGCACGACCTGCAACTAATAGTCCTCTCTCATCGGTGTAGCCTGAGATACTGATGATCGCAGCTTCTAAGGAAGTTTCGTTTAGGTCTGCTCCTGTAACAGGTCGATTACTATTGAATCCACCATTTACGAGAGGGTGACCACCACCGCCTGCTACGCCATCACCAACAGCAGTAAATAAATTTACGCCATCACCTGACTGATAAGTGTTTGTAAAACCATTGTTTAAAGGAAACGCTGCTTTTACTTGCTTAGTATAAGCCATTGCTCTAGCTAGTGCTTTAGTGTATCGGCTAGAAAGACTATCGTAAAGATTGTCTTCCATTGCTTCTTCAGTAATTGCAAAACCTAGTGCAACTGTCTCATGAGTGTATCTAGCAGTGAAAGATTCTTGAGCAGAATCATAAGTCATTGCTGCTCCTTCATTTTTCACAGGTGCTTGACCGAAACCTGAGAGTTTTACTTCTTCTTCGAAAGAACGATCAGAATTTTCAGTTTCATAAATTTCTTTATCTTCTGAATCGTACCCTTCATATTCCAAACCAAACAAAGCGTTTAGACCTGGAAGTAGCTCTTTGAGCATTTGGGCTCTTGAAATTGCCATATCTTATTCTCCTATGTGCCTAAAGGCTTGTCGTATGCGTGCATTCCTGCGTTGAATTTCACAATAAGATCAGTAAATGCATCTCCTGGTGTGCTTTCTCCGCTTTCAACGAATCCAAGTATACGAATTGGTAAAGTGTTTGTTGTGGCGGCAGTAGATGCGTCTAAAGCATTTTTGCTTCTTCCGAGATCTGTTGAACCAGCTGTTTGCACAACTGCTATATTACTGCCGATTTTGCCTTTTGCTACAGCACCATCTGCTTGCATTCTGAATTCAACATTTGGATCGTCTAGTACGATAGCGTTGATATCATCAGCTGCGATTGATGTATTGTAAGATTGGGCAAAAGTAGTTTGTTTTGTATTAGGATCAGTATATGTACATCCTAAAAAGACACCAACAGGTGTGAGTGTTGTAGTACCAGTGTCTTTTGCCACTGTTACAACGCCTCCTGCTAAAACAAGTTTGACAAAGTCACCATAAAAGATGCTTGTGCCTTCTGCTGATTTAATTGGAATATATCTTGTTTTTCCACTAAATGAACCACTTGCTGAAGTAGTACCTACTGGCTCTGCACCCATTGGGGTTGCTTTTGTAGCCATTTTATTACTCCGTAATTAAAATTAATGTTTGCCGAATGTAGTCCTTGAATTCCTTTGCGGTTCTAGCATTGGCATTCTAGGATCACTTTCTCTAAGATAATTATTATCTATAGACTCAACTTGCTGAACGGCTAACTTGTCATAGTATTCCTGTCTCGATTTCACGAGTTCAGCAGGTGCTTTACATAATAATAGACCACCTATTTCGATACATCCATCAGATGCCCATTTTGAATCTTGATCACTCATGATCTGTAATTCAGGATGGTCTTCTGATTTACAGGCTTCCCATCCTTCCCTAAATCTATATGAGACATTAGGGTTGTCTGATTGTCCTACTGTAGCAGTTCTAATCCATCTAAATACCCAACCATCTTGAGGTTTGGGATCAGGAAGAACTGATGGTGGTTGCCACGCTTGAGTTCGCTGCGTGTCTGCTCTTTGATTACTTCCACTAGTTTCTCGTGGAGTGCGGCTATCACCTGCAACTTCTGTGGCTTCAAGCACTTCTGCTTCGATTTGATCTTGTTTTTGGTTTTTGTCGTTAATGTCTTGTTTTGTCATTATCTTCTTTCCTTTATAAGTTCAGCCGCATATTGTTCAGGTGTAATTCCAAGTTTCCTAGCGAGAGAAACTTGAGTAGCAGTTAATTTGACCTTACTAGGTCTTGCTCCGTTATTTCTAGTCGCAGGAGCTACCACACTAGGTGGGGTTTGCGACTTGCGAGATTCTACAGGATCTGCTACTTCCTTGTATGAATCTTCGGTTTCAAATTCCTGAGGAAAAACTTCCCTCATCCTTTGATCTACACGATCATAATACTCTTTTGATGTAGGATCAACATTTTCTTTAATAAGTTTTGTGTGAACTCCATATGCAAAATTTGTCATTTCTTCATCTGCACCAAACCATTCGTTGTTTTGTTGCCAAGCAACTGCTTTTTCATCAGGTTGAGGAACTTCCACAG